CGCTCATTTAGTCTCCTTATCGGAAAAACGTAATGTTTACTTCGTCACCGTCGTCCATATCAGCGCTGCTAGGAATACCTTTAAATTCTAGGGACTGAGATATAATGGAGTCTACTGAAACAGCTGGGATGCCAATATGCGCTTGAGGAAGGTTTACTTCCACACGGCTACTATTAGATTTACCACCTAGTTCAAAAGTGATGTTAGAAACGTTGATAACGTTTTTGTTCTGTACCATTTGTTTTAGTAAGTCCGCAGAACCATAAGCGTTTGCGTCACTAGAACCGTCCGCCAGACCAACACCGTCACGTAGGTAACTATCCATTGTACCAGATACATCGAATGTACCAGTGAATGAACCTACCGGAGTATCTACCTCAGCTAGTGTTGAAGGAGTTACATAACTGATATTGTTGTTGATAGTTAGTGAACCACCTGTTAGAGCAATACGGTAGTATGAAGTAGTACCCCCAGCATTAGATTGCATAGTAACAGTTGTTAACTTACTTAGGATGTAAGAACGGTCAGCTGGGATACCTACGAAAGAATCTGCTGTAGGTAGGTCAGGATTGAATGTTTCCGCAGTAGCCGACATAAATGCAGGAGCTGCGATTTCAACCATCTCTGTACCTTGTCCAGACCAGTTAGTCATAGCAATGTCAGCAATGTCTAGAGGTATGGAAGCTTCGTTGACCTGAGCTTCTTTAACTAAATAAACTTTGTTATCAATCTTAAAGTAAAGGTTAAGCTTAGTCAGTACGTGAGCACCGTTTTTAGTGAATCCGATTTTAAACTCTGAACCTGTTGAGTAAACGTCAGTTTGACCAGCATTACCTGCGCCATCACCTTGCAGTTCAAGAGGAAGGTCATTGCTAGTTGCTAGAGCATGCCATAGTATAGCATCTAGAGCATATACGTCACCGTTTACTAAGTACGGGTTTAAGTATGTTGAGAAACTCCAGTCAACAGGGTCTAGATTGGTATTGAAACGTCTAGAACCACGAGTTGGTGTAGGGCCTGCCTCTTCTGGGGAAATATCCTCAGAAGCCATGTTCTGACCTAAACTATACCCGTCTTGAATTGGGATCTCAAATGTGTTTGAGTTATCGTGCCCAGTGTCTACTGTACTAACCCAAAGTCTGGTATTACGTGATAAATTTAAAGACATTAATTATTCTCCTAGTAATCTCTTCTTTTTTCATATTCTACAGAGAGTAGTATCTCCCCAATTCCTTGAGGCTGTAATAGACCTTCATCTGTAGTGATAGACAATATAGTGTTGGATATAGTTTTATGGGTCTCCTGACCACTACTTGTAATTAAATTATACGCCATATCCAAATTCTTGTCAAAAAACTTTTCTAAGTCACCAATGATTTGCTCAAGTTCCCCTTGGGCATCATCTTGGTTTTTTACATATACTCGTACAGCAACTTCAAGCCTACAAAGGGTAAAGTTGGAGGGCATGTCTTCTCTAGTCTCAGGCCCAGGAGTAACAGTAATAGTAGGGAAATTCTCTATATCTTGGAAATGTCGAACTCTAGATTCCACATTACCGTACATGTTAGTAAGGTAATCCCCAGTACCGTTTAACACTTGTTGTAACTTTTCTACATATGCGACTGGAATCGCTATTCTGGCATTCATCTAAAGTCACCATTAATAATATTGCCGTGTTTGTTTCTTCCTGAGTACACGCTAAATCTAGTATTAGCTAAATCTTGGTCACTTATTAGTAACGATAAAGCATCAGCTATTGCGTTAGAGAATATATCCCTAGGGTCACGGCCTTTCTTATACTGAGCAAATCCCGGTTCAAATGTTTGATACGGGTAATGCAAATAAGTAAAGTGTATGCTACTTCTCTTTAGGTTAAAGCTAGTAATATTAACAGAGTTGGCTAACCTACCAGTCCTAAAGTTTAGTGTGTTTCCGTACTTGTGCCCTTTCATAATTTCTTTAGCTTTTATCTTAACCATACTATTAAGAAGAGTAGCTAATTTAAGAGCACCAATAAATCTTCCAGACCTAGAGCGAAGTGCTTGAGCCGACTTGGTAACATTGATCCTTTTAGTTCTAGAGAAACCTTTTATCTTGTTACCTGTGCTGTCACCTACTATAGTAGATACAATACCATCGACTTCAGATTCTAATACCTCTATAGCAGCATCTATAATTTGCTCTATACTTTTCTCCGAGGTTTCTATTCCTCTAGAGTCCAATGTATAAGCTAAATCTGCTCCACGCTCTACTAACATTTCCCTGTATTCTTGAACTCGTCCTAAAGCTATAGAATCTAAGAGTTTAGCTTCTACTAATTTTCGATATTCTAAATCTAGGAAACTGGTAAACATTATAACACCCTGAACATATCTAATATAGTTCTAATGTGACTTGGTAAAATACTAGCATCAGTAAAGTCTACTGACTGTCCGTTACCTATATCTTTAGACTTATTAAATTCCCTTTTATCGTAGTAAGTTGTTAGCTCTACTGCCGCTTGTTTAAGTGCAAAAGGCACTACAGTATACCCGTAGGTATAGTCAACAATAAATGCTCTAGGATTTCTAGGTAGGTTTATTGAAGGGTCGATTAGTTCTATCGTGCCCTCTTGAGGGTGCAGAATGTATTGGGAAGAATCAAGCTCTTCGGTATACTCAGATGACCTTTTAATCCCTAAATACTCTACACTTATGATAGGAGTATCTGGTAATATGATGTAGTAATTGCTTTGGTTTAGTCGTACTCCTGTAGCCACCGAACCGCTAAAACTAACTTGACAGTATTCTTCTATAATACTATTAACAGCATCAATTAAAGGCTGGAGCTGAGTATCTTGTTTAGGATTGTTTATACCCTTAAATAATTTGTATTCGTTTAGAGTTATAACACTCATATTTGCTCCCAATAAAAAAGCCCCACCCAAAGGTGGGCAGGGCTTCTGTTTTAAGTATTATCTATTACGCCGCTGCGTAAGTAACTGCAACAACACCTTTGTCTTGTCCGTCAGTGTCACGGATTAGAGACTCTAGGTTTAGACGTTGTGTAGCAACGATAACACGACGATCTTTCTCTACGTCGAAGTCAGTACGTACTGTAACTGTACGCTGAGTTGGAACTAGGAAGTTCTTAGTGTTAACTAGTACTGCGTACGCTTTAGCAACTCCAGGAGCTTCGAAGTGGTCAGATACGATAACTGGCATACCGTAGATAGAACCTACTTGACCAGATAGCTTAGTAGCTGCCCCACCTACTAGGTTAACATCAGCCCATGCGTCGTCTTCGATTAGCGCGTAGTAAGCCTCTGTAGAAACTACTAGAGTAACGTCACGTACGTTTAGACCGTAAAGCTTCATTTTCTTACGAGCTTTAAGAATCATTTTAGCTGTAATTGGAGTGTTACCATTAGCTGTCGCTGTAGATGTTTCAACACCACCAGCCTTGTTAGTGTCGCTAGAAGCTTCAGCAGCTGTAGCACGTGGAACTAGACCTTTAGGTTCTGTAGTACCGTTACCTAGTAAGAATGCACGGTCGATTTCGTTAGCGTGAGACTCAACTAAGTGTTGACGAATTAGAGGTAGAAGAGGTATGATAGCATCTTCTGATGTTTCGTCAGTGATGTAGCTCTTAGCAGCAAGCTTCATTGTTTTAAGCGTGATTTCGCTTAGAGCTGCTGTGATCTCGCTACCAGTACTTGCGTCAGTACCGTAAGCTGTACCAGATACCCATGAAGCGTTCTTACGGTCAGGGTTTACTGGGATAGTTAGGTTCGCAGACGTCATTGTAATGTCGCGGAAAAGTGGAGCGATAACAAGTTCTGCTTGAATGTCGCGGATTAGGTCAGTAGAGAACACTGTCTCGTACGCTTCGCTAGAAACTTCGATTGAAGAAGAATCATTTACCGCTTTAACTGTTTCACCGAATTTAGTACCAAAAGTACCTTTCTGTGTAACGATACCTAGTAATACTGCGTCATTAACAGACTTACGAGTATCGGGGTTCATTCCGTCAGTTACTTTGTTATAAGAGAACGACTTAGTACGAGATGCAACTACTTGCTTGATTTCTTCACGTAGTGCTTCGATTTCGTCTTCGCGAGCCTTAAGAGTATCTGCGAAACTCTTCTGGTTGCTAGCAATCTTGCCTTCAAGCTCGTCTACGATAGACTTAGCAGCTTCACGAGCTTGAGTTTTAATTTCTTCAGCTTGCTTAGCAGCTGCGGCTTTAGCAGCGGCTTCTTTAGCCTTTGCGTCAGCTTCTTTTTGGCGTTCTTTATCTAATAGGCCCATAACGTCGTCTAGGGTTAAGCCTGTATTTTCATTTTTTGTTGACATATCTTGGATTTCCTTAATATCTGTATTTTCAGCCTCTTCAGCAGGAGGCACGAATTCTTTTTTAAATGCCTCTGCGTCAACGAGTGACTTAGAGACCGAAAATGTAGAGTCTTGGTTGCAAGGAACGGAAACTACCGAAACCTCTAGTAACTCTAGGTCTGTAATCATATAAGTGTCTGTTTTACTATGATACTCAGCATCATGGATGTAAAAACCTACACTAAATGTGGACAATACGCCATCTTTAATAAGATGGTATACGTCTCCAGCTCCCTTGCTAATCTTAGCTTCGATGAAAAGTCCGTTATCATCTGCGTACCAGTTAGTAGCTTTACCGATTGGCTTGCTATGGTCATGGAAGGCTAAAATTATTGGGTTCTTTGAATAGTTGCTAGTAGCATTGCTCTTTAACCAAGTGTCCTTTGGTATAACATCGCCAGCTCGGTCCTTTGTGACCGTATTGGCGTAGCCACTAATTATAATATCAGAAGACTCGTCGTCAGCCATCTTAACGCTTTTAATCTGGCTGACAATTTTACCTTCGTATTTATTCTTTAGAGTCATTAGCTTGGTTACCTGATTTTACCGCCGGTGCTTTCTTAGCAGGAGCTTTTGTTTCTTCTCCAGCTAGTGCATCTTGGTAACGAACAACGAAGTTGTCCCACGTACCGTACTCTTTAGAAATATCAGCCACTAGGCATGGTGCTTCTGGGTCGTTACGGAACGCTGTTTTACCTGGCAGGTCTTTGCCGTAATGTTTCATTATTTTCTCTAGTAACATTATTTATCATCTTCATTTGTTGAAGGCTTACCGCCTTCCTGACCTGATACTCCCGTAGCAGAACCTGCAACGTTTGCAGGAATTCTGATTTCGTCTAGTAATGGGTCTTCTAAAGGATCTAGTCTCAGTATTTCGCGAGCTTCTTTGCCTAGCATAATACCATTGTTGACTAGAGATGAAAGTCTGTCTGACTCTGCTTTTAAGTCTGGTCTTAGAGCGACCACTTTATGAGTAGTTAACTCAATATCATAAGCAAAGAAAAACTCAAATGCAGACTCAAATTTTCTCATCATCGGAAGAATGGTAGTGGAGAATAACAACTCCATATTCGGCCTAAGGTTAGCATTATTACCAGAATCTAGTAATATATGAGGTATACCCAGTGCTAAGGCTATTCGTTTTTCCATCGCTTCCATGGATTCGTTAAAGTCTAAATCTCTAAAGCTATTTGTATTTAGCGACTTAGCCTTCATTCCAGCATCAAGAATCATAGGTCTACCCTGCGAGTCTTTAGGGTTAAACTTAGACATCCACTCTTTTTCGCGTCTATCTTTTAGTCTGGTAGATAGTACTGCTTCAGTCTCTACGACTAGGCCAATCATTGTACCATTTTCGTAGAATCTAGACTGGAAATCTAGAGCGGTTTCATGTGTGAGAATTGTCTTGATAGCTGCTAGTAATCTTGAACGCCCTCTGAAGTTTCGGTACTCGGAACTTGAGGAATTGTCTCTGATGTGTATGATTTCATTAGGTTTAAACTTAACAATAGAATTATAAACATACTCGCTAACGTACGCCTTTTCATCAGTTTTAATCTCCATGTGTCTTGCAGGTACATGGTAGAAGCCTGAACCGTCAAAGTGAACAAAAACGTTACCCTCGATAATCATGTCTAGAAGTAATAGCCTTTTAAACGTGTTGATATCCATGTATGGGTTAGGCCTGTTGTTCATTAAAGTACTGAGCGTTTTGCCGCGCATGTTACCATCAGCCCTAGCCGTGAAACTAAGTTTGTCTTTTACGTCAAACTCAATATCCGAACCTAAGTCTACTAGAAGGTTAACACAGCGGTTAACAATTTCCATTAGGTTGTACGCGTTTTCACTTGTTCTAATTTTGTTCTGGTTTGTCCCAACGTGTGTACCCGCCTCTTCAGCTATGTACCTTTGGGCGGGGTTTGCTTTAGAATGAATTTTGCTTCGTAAGCTCACTTAACGCTGTCCTCAAATCAAAGAGGCAAATCTACCTTTAGTAGTCTTGCCCTCTGCTTTGTCGCGCTGTTTTTCAACCCAACGCTCCTGTTTCTTAGCGGTGTGCAAAGGAGGCTCACGTCCATAGATAGAATGTAGTTTTCTATGATGCTCTTCGCAAAGAGTAACAGTGTAGTCTACAAGCTCATACCAATACATCTTATAAAAGTCATCTCGCATTGCTCTGACCTCTTCATCTGTATCTACTGGAATATTATGCTCCTCTACGTAATTCTTGAAGAGGGTAGAAACCGTGGTATAGTGGTGTAATTCCAGTTTTTCTTCCGTACTACATATTGCACACTTACAGTCCTTTTTATAGTTGGACTTTATACCGTCTCTAATATGTTTTACGGCAACCCGCTTTTTGGTATTTGCTGCCATAAATTTTTTCCTCCTAATCAATATAAGCTATTATAAACACTTTTATAAATTTGTAAAGTATTTAATTTAGTCCTACTTCTGTCTATACAGTAAAGCTATATAAAGCATATCTCAACGCGTCAGCTATGTGGGAAAATGCATCATGGATAGGTTTAGGCTTTAGTAGCTCAGGACGAGG